GACTGTATCAGGTCAGTGTAATGGCTGGTCGCGGAGATCGTCGATTCGCTGCTCAAGAGCAAGCCATGCTCATCGCGATGCACTTTCCGCGTGGCGCAGAGTACACATATAACGGCGTAACGGTTAAAATAACGAAAACGTCGATCTCTCAAAGTATTATAGAAACGACCAGTATCGGATCATTCTCTGGAAGAGATAACTGGTATCAGATCCCGGTCACAATTAGTTGGAGGGCGCTCGTTTGAGTTGGGAATCTGACTGGAAGAAGATCGAAGCAAAGATCGACCGGACTCTGAATCAGGGCATCCGAGCGACTCTTTTCGAAGTAAGCACGGCAATAATTAAGGACACTCCGGCAGATACCGGGCGTGCCCGTGGTAATTGGCAAGCATCCGTCGGTCGCGGGGCGACTGGTGATGTTTCCGTAGTTGATAGAAGATCGGGCGAAGCCAAAGCAATCGCAGACGTCAACCAAACAGTAAGCGTGGCAGTGGGCGATCTTTATTATCTGACAAATAACCTTCCGTATATTGAACGTCTGGAATATGGCTGGTCTAAAAAGCATCCAGACGGGATGGTTCGGAAGAATCTGCAAAATTTTAACCGTTTGCTGGTTAAGAATATCAAAGCAGCAAACAAATAAGAGGCAATTAACATGGCAATTCAAACATCTGCGGGCACTACTCTGGGCGTCGTCTCAGGTCTTCCCGCCACATACGACGCAGCAGGATTCGCGGCTCTCACATTCGCTACAGTTGGCGAGATTACAGAGATCCCAGCATTCGGCTCGGTTTACAACTTAATCACTCACTCGCCTCTCGGTGAGCGTCGCGTGGTTAAGCGTAAAGGTTCGGTAAACGACGGAACTCTTACTCTCTCATTCGCTGCTGACGCTGCGGATACTGGTCAAGTTGCTGCGAAAGCTGCTGCTGCGACCGACGTAGAAGTATCAGTTGCAATCACTTACCCAGACGGCGAAATCGATTACTTCACTGGCTTGATCATGAGCTACCAAGTAAACGCTGGCGGCGTCGACAGCATCAAGTCAGACAGCATTGTACTAGAGCTGACAAATGCACCAGTAAACGTAGCAGCTTAATAAAACACACATTCGGGGCGTGACTTATGGATTTAGCAAAATTTGACCTGCAAGCAGCGGCGGAAGAAGGAATCGAAGTAAAACTTCAAGATCCTTTTAATGGTGAGTATCTTATAGACGATGAGGGCGAGCATTTAACGATTATTGTTCTCGGCAAAGATTCGCAGACGTGGCAAAACGCCGCAAAGCGAGTTAATACCCGGAACGCGAATCGTTATAAGGATCGAAAGATTCCGAACGCAGTTCTCGAAGCAGCTCTCTATGAGATATTGGCAGAAAGCACGCTCAAGTGGAGCAAGAACATCGAGTTCGAAGGTGCGGCACTAAAATGCACAAAAGAGAACGCGAATATGCTCTATGAGAAGCGCAACTGGATCGCCGAGCAGTTAATGGAAGCGGCAGGGGATCGAGCTAGTTATTTTTTGAAATAACGGGGCTGCTGGGCAAATACGTTCAGCAGTGGGCTTGGCTCTCGACCCGGGCTAAAGACAAAGACCGATCACGCATTGATATGATCGATAGTAATGAGATAGCCGGACGGTTCCCAGACGTGGAGCCGTTCGGCTATATCATAGAGATACTCAGCAGAATAGGAGTCGCACTTAATAGCGGCAACGGGGTTCATGGGCTGACTTGGCAAGAGATCGATGCTTTTGTGGCGAGAACACAACTGCATCTCACCGGATGGGAAGCTGAGACCATAAAACGGTTATCCGCTCTCTATGCCAGCAGTGTGCTAAAATACGACAATCAGGACGTTCAATCGCCCTACCGCACCGAAGAAGAACAGAACGACATCGCCAAAGGCATGAAGTCGGTTCTACGCGGACTCGTTATTAAGGACAAGCATGGATCTAGCAACGATACAGATCAAAGTCGACACTCGACAAGTCAAAGCGGCTAACGAAGACATCAAGCAGCTCGGCACGACCGGGCAGATGACTAGCAAGAAGGTAAACGCCGCAAACGACGACATGGCGAAAAGCGCCAAGAGTACAACGTCGGCATTCAAACTGCTGGGCGGAGCTATGGCTGCGCTCGGCGTCGGCGCATTGGTTACCAATTTCGCCCGGACGGTTACAGAGTCAGAGAGATTAAAAGGCTCTCTCAAGACGATGACCGGAAGCACCGAAGACGCAGCGTTCGCATTCTCTGAGCTGGAGAAGTTCGCCTCTCAGACTCCATTTACTCTCGATCAGTCGGTCGAAGGATTCATCAAGCTCAAAGCGCTTGGACTAGACCCTTCAGAACGCGCTCTGCGCTCATACGGCAACACGTCAGCCGCGATGGGCAAAGACATGATGCAAATGATCGAAGCAGTCGCCGACGCCTCTACGGGCGAATTTGAGCGTCTGAAAGAGTTCGGCATCAAAGCATCGAAGCAGGGCGACGACGTATCTCTGACATTTCAGGGCGTAACGACTACGATCGGCAACAGCTCGGCAGAGATTCAGAACTATCTGCTCGAAATTGGCGAGACCAAATTCGGCACGGCGATGGAAGATCAGATGAAAGCGCTTCCGGGCCTTCTCTCTAATCTATCCGATAACGTCTCGGCGCTATTCCGCAAAATCGGCGACGTAGGCGGGATAAATATATTTGCTGCGGCAATAACTGGCGCGAGTTCTCTGATTCTCGGGATTACTAATAATCTCGAAGCTCTGACTATTGGTGTGGGCGCAGCGCTTGCCGGGTTCGTGGCATTCACTATCGGATCAAACGCTACCCGGATTCTTGGCGGCTTCAAAGCGATGAGAGTCTCGGTTCTGGCGTTGAACACTGCAATAAAAGCGAATCCAATCGGATTGATTTCGGCGGCTATCGCTGCGGCTGCGGTCGCCATTATAGCGAACTGGGACTCGATCAAAGTCGCAGCAGAGAGAGCTGGCATAAATATCCAGATCGCATTCGAGAAGCTAAATATCTTTCTTCTCGAAGCAGTCGGCGGCGCTCTCAACTCCATTATGGATATGTTTACCGGGGTTCAGAACAGGGCGGTCGCTACTATGGCGGCGGTCGCTGCTGCGGTAAAGAACCCGACAGATGCGTTCGATACGTTCAACGAGACGTATAGCACGACTCTGGAAGGGCTACAGACCGGAAACACCAGAACAAATATATACTCAGATTCAATCGCCAGAAGTCGAGACCGTGTAGACGAATTGAACGGCAAGCTCGCCGGGATGAATACCGAAGTCGCTACGGCGGAGACCGGGTTCGACAATACTGGCAGATCTCTCTCTGACTATGCGATCGAAGTCGACAAGAATGCAGTCGCAGCGAATGAACTGGCGGCAGAGACAGAAGCGGCTCGCACTAAAGCGCACGAATTGCTCGGAGTTATTAGCAACGAGAAAGAAGCTCTACATCTCAGCAATCTTGAAATAGATATTCGAAACGGATTACAGAAAACCGGAGTCGACGCTACATCGGAACTCGGTCAAGAGATAATCAACGCAACGACTGAGCTGCACAATGAAAAGCAAGCAATGATCGACGCGGCGGCAGCGGCAAAGCAGCTCGAAGAGGATAATAACGCAGCTCAGAAGGCCATCGAGACAGAAGCGAAGCGAGTCGCCGAAGAAGCCGCCAAAGCATACGAAGAGATGAAGAATAATATCTCTGGCTTCTTCATGGACTTGTTCGAGAACGGTCGAGACGCATTCGACAATCTCGCCAAGAAGTTCAAAGCGATGATCCTGCAATTTATTGCAGACTGGGCGGCTTCACAGATAGCCAGCATGATCTCCAACACATTCAGCGGAGTGGGTACTTCGATCAGTTCGATGTTCAGCGGGATATTCTCATCAATAGGGGGCGGAATAGCATCTATGGCAGCGAAAGCGGCGTCCGTGCTGACTGGCGGCGTCTTCGGTGGTGGAGCTGCTGCAACAACTGCCGCAACAACTGCCGCAACAACTGCTGCAACAACTGCCGCAACAACTGCCGCAACAACTGGTGGAGCTGGAGCCGCAGGATTGGGCGCTGGAGGCGTTCTAGCAAGCGCGGGGCAGTTTATCGGCGGTATGTTCGGCAGTGGAACGGGTATTGCTGCTGGCACTGTGGGCGCACCGACTGCTGCGGCTGCTGCCGGGGCTAATCTTGGGGCGCTACTATTTAACCCGGTGACCGCTGCGCTTGCGGCGATTGCTCTGGGCTTCGGTCTCGACTCTGGCGGCACTCCGACATCTACCGCTGGTATCACTATGGCGAAAACCGGAGGCATGAGTGACGACAATATATTCCAGACATCGCCGTTCGAGTCTGGGTTCGCTCCATTAGGATTCAAGCAGAACGCAACAAACGCTCAGGCCGAAGCAGCAATTAAGCCGCTGCGAGACTTGGACGCTATGCTAACAGCTCTGGCCGAGAGCATGGGCTATTCGGTTAATCTGTCAGGTCATACGTTCAACGGTCTCGGAGTCGAAGGCTCAGGCCCGGGCACGGTTCTCGGCACGTTCATCGAAGAAGGGAAGGCCAAAGGTAAGCCGATGACGGCGCAGCTCGACACTTTTGCTCAGGAATGGGTGACAGCAGTCGGCGCAAGAAACAATCTCTCGGCAAGCGAGATCTCTCAGATATTCGGATCTGGCGGGGCTAAAGACATTCTGGACATAGCTGGGACTTCATTGCTAGAGCATCGAAGCCGCATTCTAATGAATAACGCAAACGCGACATTATCTGCCGCTGAGGATTCGTCAGTAATTAATGCTGCGGAACAGGCCACCACATTAACGGTTAATGGCACAAATACAACAGACTCAATATCAACCAGCGATATGGGGCCGCTACCGCAGCACAGAGACGGCTTGAATATGGTTCCATACGACGGTTACGTCGCAGAGCTGCACGCCGGAGAGCGCGTTCAGACCGCAGAGCAAGCCCGGGCGTCTGATAATGTAGCAGACGAGATGAGCGGACTGCGCCAGAGCATTGAAGACGTAATGATCGCAGTGGCGAGAAACACTCAGAAGCTCTACCGACTCAATGACCGCTGGGACAAGAACGGCTTGCCGCCAGTGAGGGCATAATATGAAGTTAATTCGACCGGAAACGGTTACAGATACGATATTTCAGTCTTCAGATGTTCCGGAGGCTGACTACTCGGCATGGCTGGTCGGCACGACTTACGCTGACGGCGACCGGGTAATCGTTACGACTCCGAACATCCACAAGATATACGAGTCGCAGCAGGGCGCTAACACCGGGAACGATCCGACTACAGACGACGGCACTTACTGGCTCGAAGTCTCCAGCACGAACCGCTGGAAGCTATTCAATGGCATCGTTCAGGAGCAGACCGAGCAAGCGGGCGGCATGGAGTACGTTCTCCAGTCGCCGACGGTCGTTAACTCTCTGGCTCTGATTAACGTCGATTGCGCGGAAGTGACGGTCGAAGTGGTCGATGCCACAGAGGGCACGGTCTACGACGAGACGTTCTCTCTGATCTCTGACTCGGGCATTCAGGACTGGTACGCTTACTTCTTCGAGCCGATCGTCCGAGATGACCGACTGGCGATTCTTGATCTGCCGCCATATGCCAACGCAGACATTACCGTCACGTTTACGGACACCGGAACCGCTAAATGCGGAGCGCTAATTATCGGCCAGTTCGCCGATCTCGGGTTCTCTCAGCATGGAGCAAGTTATTCGATCATAGATTACTCAACAAAGAGAACGGACTCTCAGGGGCGCGTCACCATCACTGATGGCCCGTATGCGAACAAGCTGGACGTCGATGTGATTCTTGATACAGCGGTATTCGGGGTGGCTCGAAACATATTAACGGATCTCAGAACGACTCCGGTGGTCTGGGTGGCCGAAGAAGATAACCGAAACTCGATCATATACGGATATTACCGCGAATTTGATATAATTCTCAGTAATCCAACAACTTCCAGATGCTCACTTGAAATCGAAGGTCTCGTATAATGACAATCCCAACTATTAGCACACTGCCAACGGCTCCGGCTAGAACTGACGCCCCGGCAATCTTTATATCCCGTGCCGACGCTTTCTTGGCTGCTCTAGTAACAATGCAGAGCGAGCTGAATACTTCAATCGGCGCAATGAACACGGACATCGGCGGCATTGCTGCGAATGTAACTGCTGCTCAGGCTGCGCAAACTGCTGCTGAACTTGCCGAGACAAATGCGGCGACATCCGAATCTAATGCAGCAACTTCGGAGTCTAACGCAGCAACTTCGGAGTCTAATGCGGCGACATCCGAATCTAATGCGGCGGCGACATACGATGCTTTTGATGATCGTTATTTAGGCGCAAAAGCAAGTGACCCAGCGCTAGATAATGACGGCAATGCTTTATTAACTGGCGCTCAGTATTTTAACACTACAACAGATACTACCCGTGTATATAACGGTTCTGGATGGCAAGATAGCGCGGCTATTGCGACTTCCGTTACAGTTAGCCAAATTTCTGACCTGACCGCAACTGCTGCGGAAATAAATACACTTGATGGGATTACTGCTACAACTGCGGAGTTGAACTATTTAGATATAACAACTCTTGGAGCTACTGAGGCATCGAAGGCAGTAACAGCAGACGCTAACGGCGTGGTTACTTTTGATAACGGCAAGATTGAAGAATCAACAGTAATCACATCAAGCTCTAACGCAGCAACTCTTAATCTAACAGATGGTGACAATTTCACTCATACACTGACAGAGAATGTTACTTATACTTTTTCTAATCCTGCGGCATCGGGAAAAGTCAGCGCGTTTTCATTAAAAGTCACGCAAGACACGACAGCCAGAACAATAACATGGCCTTCTAGTGTAGATTGGGCGGCTGCTACTGCGCCAACATTGACCGCCACCTCTGGCGGAGTAGATGTTTTTGTATTCGTCACTTATGACGGTGGCACTAATTACTACGGCTTTACTGCCGGACAGGCGATGGGCTAATGAGTACAGCAACTAAACTAATTTCTGCATCTGGAAGCAAAGGTAACACTGAGCTAGAGCTTATTGGCTCTACTACTCAAACTACCCCAGAGCAGCCGTCGTCTATTAATGTTAATATTCCATCATTTGAAGTCGGTGATTTAATAATTTTTGCTGCTTGCACATCGTCAACGAGTGCACCATCTTCTCAAATGCCAAGCACGCCAAATCAATCCGGTTATACAAATATTCGTAATGTATATCAAAATGATACTTTCGAAATATCATTGACTGCTTTTTATACGATTGCAACAGCAAGCACATCTTCTAATATATCTTTTCCAATATCTACAACTTACACAAATCTTCATGGCACTTTAGCGTGGTGTGGTGTTTATAGAAATGCAAGTGAAACCCCATTGCTTGCAAGCACTCAGCAAAGTTCATTTAACGGCGATGTTCCTATGACATTTGGAAGTCTAAGCGGCTCTGGCGCTCCGTTTGGTGCGTTCGCAATAGGAGCATCATCTAGCGGAGGAACAGCGGGTGACGTATCTTATTCAACTACTGATTCTTATGATGAGTTTTATAATATTAACAACTTTGGTGTTACTGGAATTTCAAACAGATGTCAGCTTGGCGTTTTAAAAGTAGACCATACAAGTACTTCAACATTATCTTTTGCAAGTTGGACAAACAATGCAACACAAGCAGACGGTAGACGCGCTAGAGCGTCAACAAGTTTCAGCATGGAAATAGAATAGGTAAAATATATGTACGCTTTAATTACAAACGGCTCTGTCCAAAAATACCCATACACGATTGGCAACTTGAGGCGCGATAACCCAAATACAAGTTTTAGCAAAGTAGTCCCAGAAAGCGTTTTGGCAGAATATGGTGTATGCCCTGTTGTTTTAGAAAATAAACCCTCTTATAACGAGCGCACACAAAACGCAGAACAAAATTTAACTCCAGAAT